CGGTACTGATCGGTACACCGTGAAACTGCCTATCCATAGCAGCCACGGCCCCATAACAATCCTGGGCGAGAGGTCTAACTCCGTACTGGACGGCTAACACTGCCTTTGGTAGTTTTCTGGCTGCCTTCTTAGCTAAACGTTCGGCTTCACGCCGGAGTCCACGCTGATGAAGCCGCTTGAGCAGCTTATCAATCGCAGGTCCAGGTCGGCCCATAACTAAGTCATCAACAGCCCCTGCCACGGCAAGGATAGTTCCTCCAACGAGTTCAGCAGTCTGCGCTTGTTCCATTAACGCCTGAGCAGCATTGAACTTTTGGTTCTTTGCCTTCAAGCGAATATCTGAAACAATCCGATTCTGCAGAGCTACTGGGAAAGTGCCTGGGATCTTCAAACGCGTAAGCGTTCCGTTAAGCCTGCTCACGGGATTCTGACGGTTATACAAATAACCGTTTTGATAATACCCGTTATCAAGCAAACACGTACCCTGTGGGCACTGCCACGAACCTTCTTCCATACTGTAGTTAGTTGGGGGAACCCAACCAACAGGCTTCTTACGATCTGTATTATCCGACGAACTGCGCCAAGCCTTACGGGCCGTGGGATTATCAACTGCTTGCACAAGATTCGGCAAGTAGCCTTGGTACCCAAGACCTCGTATGCTTACATCGTAGTCACGTCGGTTAGTCATAAGAAACTGATCTCAGTCTGGCAACGGTTCGGGTTTCGAGCGATAGATGGCCCGATCGATGTCTCGAAGTAACTCCTCTAACTGCACGTAGATCTGTACTAGCTCGTCTTTCGACGTTGGCGGGCACAGAAGCCATGCAGCGACCATAAGGTCGAAGAGTTGTCGCATCGAAGCTTGATCGAGGGTGATGCTTTCGCATCCCTCCAATTCGGACAGATCGTCCTTATTGTCGTCCATCGTTGAGAACCCTCGCTGTTAGAAGGCATTTTACCAACCCTGCGATTTAGCAGGACAGGCTGTAGACTCGCTTTTCGTCTACACGGAGCCGCCTTTAGTCGACATAGTCGAACATGGGCGTACGCCTGATAGAGCAGACCTCTTTAGAG